CAACAAATTCACCCCCTCTAAGTGTCAAATCCATCCAATGTTCACCTTCCTTGTAGGTATGCTTGCATTTTTCAACAAGCATCCAGTTTTTCAGTTTTACATCACCAAGATCAAGGTTGATGACAACCATTGAACCCGCCCGCACTCTGTTGTCACCTAAAGCATTAGTGATTTTTAGGTTACGGGTCTTTTTGTTATACAGTTTCAAAAGGGCATCTGCTTTTGCCTGACCGTTTTCACCTTTCTGCAAGGTGTCAAAATACTGTAAGATACCCCACTTGTTAATGTTGGAAGAATCCTGTGTGATGTAAACATCACGCTTTCCTGTGTCCTTGTTATCATAGGTCAGTTTGATTTTGTTATATGTGTTTTCATCAATAGATGAAGTATAGTCAAAGTTTTGCCCGGTTTCTTCATCAATCATCAGGTACGCCCCCGGAACACCCACATACATAGATGACAGGCTTTTCAGGGTAAGTTTCCCAAAGTCATCATATAACACATACATTTCCCCGGTATTGGTCAGTGTCAGGTCAAGGGCATTTGCTATCATTTCAAACAGTGAAGTATTTTCTTCAACCCTTGATTCAATGACATACCCGGTATCATCCAGTGTGCCAAGGTTCAGGGCATAATCATCTGCAATCATTTTCACAAATTGGTTTGCCGTCTTTCCTTCATAGACCTTGGTATCTTTATTTTTTAAGTACCTCAACTGATCGTAGGCGGTGACAGTAATGATTTTGTCCTTGGTTCTCTGCTGCTTGAACACAAAACCAAAGAATACATTGTCACCGTCCACCTTCATCCTGACTGGACTACCTTCTGAAAAATCAAGAATGTTGTCATACAGGACTTTGAAAACCAGTTTGCCGGGGGTGTTTTTTCTTTCTGTTGACCATTCAATACCTTCCTGAACAACAGGTTGATATACTTTTGTTCCTGATTCATTCCCAACCAGTAGTTCAACGTACATTGAACAACACCCCTTTCTTATGCTGCCGGAATGGTCAGAACCTGTCCCGGATAAATTAAGTTAGGGTTGCCACCAATGACACCCCTGTTTGCGTTGTAAATCACGGTGTATTTTGCACCGCTACCGTAAAACCGTTTTGCAATGTTCCATAAACAATCACCACGCACAACCGTATAAGTCTGTGCTGCTGCCGGGGCGGGTGAATTGTTAGTTTCCCGCTTAGGCTCTGCACTTGCCTTTGGCTTGGATGCAGCAATTTTGATGTTGACTGTCTTTGTTCCATAGTCCCGGTACTGTTTCAGATTGAACTTGACTTTGAAGTCAAACCCGTTCTTGGCATCCTCTGAAATTTTGTAATCTTCCAAAGATACCTTCATGTTCGTGTTCAGCAGTTTTTTTCCCACCGGGGTCTTTCTGCACACAATGAACTGGAATGTCTTTTTGCCTGTTTTCAACCCTTCAAAAATATCAAAGAAATACCCCGCTTCTTTGAAACCATTCTTATACACCGCATAAGGATGTTTTACTTGCGGGATTTCTGCTTCAAATTCAATGTCGGTCAACCCGGTTTTTTTCAGGATATTGATTTCACCTTCATTTATCAGGTTGACCGTTTTGTTATTACCATTGATTTTGATACTGATTTTTTCAGGAGTGACAGGAAAAAGGCATTTGTCAAAATACATATCATATCCGCTTCTTGCCATTTATTCATGCACCCCTTCCGTCATATTGTCTACCGCTTCATTGACTGAATCTGTCAGTTTGGTCATAAAACCATCAATGTCATCACCGCTGTTCACGGTGTTCTGCATACCTGACATATCAACATTTATTTCAGCAGTTGTGAATCTGTTAATTGCTTCTTGTTCCGCAATGTCACGCAAATACTTCAAATCTTCTTCTGTAACATCCAAAGAATCCTTGATTTTGCCTGTGTTATCGTCAATGTTTCCAATGCTGTCACCCACGCCTGAATTTGCTATTGCATCATTGAACCCTGATGTGTAATCACCCACATTAGGAATATCTGTCTGACCGAATACATCCGACAGACTAAAGTTTGAAACCTTATCAGCAATACCGTCACCCCATGCTGCACCCGCATTGAACGCATCTGATGCCCAACCGTCCTGAAATGCATCAAAGGTTGTAAAACCTTCATTGAACGCATCACTGATTGACTGGTAATCTTCTTTGTTTCCGGCTGCTTCACTTGCTTTGGCTGCATAGTCATCCGCTGCGGATGAAATGCCTGAATAGTCAAATTCAACAAACGGTAACTTATTCAGTGCTGAACAAATACCTTCAATGACTGAAAGTGCCGTGCTTAACAGGTTGTAAAACCATGACTGAACAGAACAGATTGCATTGTGAAATGCTGTCATCATATTGGATGCAAGTGCTGCAATGGCGTTTCCAATACCCAAGGCAATGTTTGCCACGGTTAGACCCAAGTTCTTGAAGAACTGAATCACCACGTTCACACCACCAGTAATCACACCGAACCCTGAATTTGCAATACCTGTCATCTTTGCAATCGCATTACATACGGCAAAAATTATTGCTATAAGTGCTATAATCAGCACAATAATCCATGTGATCGGACACGCTGCAAGTGCTGCGTTCAATCCATACTGCCGTACCGTCCAAAGAAATGTTTGTCCGGCTGCAAGTGCATCTGCTGCTGCCTTTGTCGCATCAATGGCTGCTGAAATTGCAGTAATTGCGTTGACAATTCCCATGATTGCCAAATATGCCCCTAATGCAGCAATTACACCATAGATAATTGGTGCAATGATTGACCAGTTATCACCGATAAATGCCCCAACGGATGCAGCTACTTCAAACACACTCAGAAGGATATTCGCAAGGGTTGCCATTGCTTCAATAGCACCCTGAATGAAAGTCTGAAATGCTTCACTATTGGCTAAATCGTTCAGTCTTTGAAGAACAGGTTGAAATGCAATCAGTGCGGTGTTCTGCATTGACTGCCACATCTGCCCCCAAGTCATAGGCATTTCATTGAATTTGCTGTTAATGTCATCAGCAGCAGAAAAGATTGCTGCCTTGACCACATCAGCGGAAAGTTCCCCATCCGCTGCCATTTCCCTGATCTTACCGATTGGAACATCAAGATAGTCCGCAATGTTCTGAATCAGGTTAGGTGCTTGTTCAAAGATACTGTTCAATTCATCACCACGAAGGACACCTGAACCAAGTGCCTGTGATAACTGCAATTCTGCGTTTGCTGCTTCTTGGGTGCTTGCCCCGGCAATCGTCATCTGTTTTTGAATCAGATCAGCAAAAGCAACAACTTCTTCCGAACTGCTGAACGCATCCTTTGCGTTGTTACCAAAACGGGCAACAACATCAGCCATCTGACCGAATGAACCCCTTGCATCCTGTGCTGCTGCATATACCATGTTGACAAGTTCAGCGGTTGTCTGAACCCCGTCATTCATCATGTTCAAACGGGATGTTGTCTGAACAAGTTCATCTGAAATGTTCAGTGCTTTCCCAACTGACTGAATACTGATATAGGCTGCAACTGCCCGTTTGATGGTATTGGTCAATTCATTTGCCTGTTGTGTTCCGGCTGAAACTTCCTGATTGAAACGCCCCTGTTCATCCACATTGTCACGGATGTACCTTTCTGTGTTGCCAACAGTTTGTGACAAACGCAAATAGGCATCATTGGCAGCAGAAACATCCATGTTCTGCATTGCCTGATTCAGTGAATTTTGTTCCTGAATAGCCTGATTCAACTGCATACGCAACTGTTCCAGTTCTGCATTTGCATTGTCTGCCCCAACATTTACCGGGTTGTTCTCAATCTGCTGAATCCGCTGTTGAATTGCAGATAACCGCTGTTGCATGGTGTTCATATCCTGAACTGCTGCATCCGGCAGTATATCCATTCCCTGTGCGGTCTGTGAAATCCTTGCCTGTGTGGTGTTCAGTGTGTTCAACATATCGTTTGCACTCTGAACTTCTTGCTGAAATCGTTCAACACCTGTTCCTGTGAACACATCCATCCCGTCAGTGTTCCATGTGACCGGGATTTCTACGGGTTCAGGGTCAGGCGGTGCGTTTGGCTGAATTTCAGGTCTGATTGGTTCAGGATTTTCAACCAAAGGGTCAGGAAGTACCGGGTCAACAGGTACAGAAATCGGTTCTTGATTTCCACCATCCACAACAGGCGGTGCAATATCAGGTGCGGTCTGTCGGCTTGCTGCCTGATTCATTGCTTCAATGGCAGCGGTTGCCTGATTGATTTCATCCCTTGCCCCTTCAATACTGCTTGTATCAATATCAGCGTTCATTGACTGCTGCATATCATACATTGCAGACACGGCAAGGTTCACTGAACTGATGATGTTGTTCAACACTCCGCTGAATTGGTCATTAAGTTCAATACCTGTCTGAATAGATGACACCTGTTTCACCGTCCTTTCTTAGTGTTTTTTCTTTGCCCTTGCTTCTGCCTTTTTCTTTTCCTTCTTGTCATGCTCTGCTTTCAACTCGATTGAAGCAATCACAAAGGCTTTTTCCTGTTCATCCATAGCCAAGAACACTGATGGAAGAATGTGAAGTTTTAGAAGGGCATAGTAAGCATAATTTGCTTCACCGTCCCCTTCTTCAATTAGTTTTTTGCTTCATCAACCTTTTCATCAAGTGACTTGGTAAATCCCTGAAACTTCTGCATCCATAACTGGAAGTCCTGCATTTCCCCGGCATCATCAACCATTGCATAGACTAAATCTTCCGGGGTCATCACACCGTAACTGTCCTGTAACTCTTTATCGTAAAGGTCAGGAAACACCGTTGACTTCACGATCATTGCCATAAGGTACTTTGAAGTAATCAGTTTTGGTCTGAATAAGTTCGGCTTGCCTTTCACCTGAACTTCAATGGTGTTTGCATCACGAAGTTCTTCATTCTCCTTGGAACTGATATGTCTGAACTCCCATCTAACAGGTGTTCCGTCTGAACCAAGAAGTGAAGCAGTAGGTGCAAACTTTTCATTTTCCTTTACCTTTTTATTCGCTTTCATAAATGCACTAAATTTTGACATTTTGTTGTTCTCCCTTCTGTTTATCAAAGAATAGAAAAAACCCCTTATATGACCTTATATAAAAGCCACACAAGGGGTTCTGTTACTTAGTTAGTAAGAAAACCCGTGAGGTTTGCAAAAGATTCAGGCATTGAGAAGTCCTCAAATGTTCCTTCAATCTCTTCATCAAGGTATTCCCCGTCAGCATCAAATTTTGCTAACACACCGCCGTCAGTGTTGCAGTCATAGAAAATGATCGTCTGTCTGCCCGCATCACTGGTTGGGTCATCATTGGTGATCTGCATTTCAAAATACACATCCTCACCAGTGTTCTTATAGTCAAGCAATGCCTGACGAAGAACTGACTGGTTATAGTGTGCCGTGCCGGAAAAAGTACCTTCCATACCACATGACTTATGACCCGCCATGATTGCACCAAGGCGGGGAACAGTAGTCTTGGTTTTCTCAACCTTTGCTTCCATATCAATCATCTGCATGAAGTTGTATCTTCTACTTCCGATTGTGATAAAACATTCAGCAAGTTTTGCTGCAATAGTGTCCCTTGCTTTCATTGTTACATTCGGCATTTTATTTCACCCCTTTCTTACGCAACCGTAACTGTTTCATAGAGTTTACCCATAGCGTTCACAACGGTGATTGCTGATGTAATCACAACCGCCTTTTTGGAATCGCCCTGTGCAACCGTAACATCAGAATCAGTGAACCCTTCAATAGCACCAAGTTCCTGTAACTGTGTACGGATTTTCACCAAGTCAGACCAAAGGGAAGTTCTGCCTGATGCATTGTTTGGAACAACACCAAGATACTTAGTGTTGAAAAGAACTGCATCATCATTTCCTAACTGGTCAATAACTCTGATCGTCTGATTGTCCTTGAATACATCCCCGCAAGTGTCCGAAGTGGTCACCATAGAGTTAATATCTTCAAGCACACGGACAACGCCGTTGACCTTATGGAAAGTGAACTCCCCCGCCTTGATTGCTGCTTTCAACTCATTCTGTGTGTAATTGGTATCAACGGTGAAACCGCCGTCATATTTCTTGTTCTGACAAGACTTATTGACCGCACAACCGCTTTCTGCACCAGTTACCCAGTACACAAGTGCTGCTTCTGACCATCCTGTATCTGTTACCTTGTTCTTCACACTGATAACGCCCATATAATCAGCAGACAGGTTGTAAACAACCAACTGGAACTTGATACCAAGTTCATCACGCAAACGCTTGTTGAAAGCCACATATAACTTCTTGGTAACATCATCAGTAACCACAACGCCCATAGTGTTGTAGGTGTATGATTCGATTTTATCCAAGTAAGCCTGATGTGCAGTGCCATCAACCGTGCCATTTGTACCACCAGTTAAAGGTGTTCCGGCAGTAACAGCAAGATCAGCAGCCTTGAATGTCACATAATCGTTTGCCACAAGATCAGCAGCCTTGGCAACTGTCTGTGTGTCAACCTTGACCGTACCGAAGTAGGTTGTAACATCATACTTGCTTGCATCATCTGCATTTTTCTGAATCACGATCTTCAAATCGTTACCACGAACACCACAATACTTTGCAGTTGCGTATGTGTTCGCTGCCTTATCCCCACCGCCGTTCAGACGGTATGCGTATAAGGTCTTTGCACCCATGAACAGATCATTAAGACCAAGCATCTTAGGACTGTCAAAGGCATAACCAAAAAGTTTCAGGCTGTTCTTCTGAAAATCTTCATTGGTCACTTCAAAAACTTCCCCTTCAACACCCCAGTCAAGTTCAAGGGGCATTGTTGCGATACCTCTATCAGACAATGCAGCGGATGCGGATGCAGCCGATACAAAGTTGATATAAGCACCGGGCAGTTCTTTGTTCTGTGAGGTAAATGTACCACCACCTAAAGCCATACTATTTCACCTGTCCTTTCATGTATTTTTCAACTAAATTGTCAACAGTTTTCATGGTGTAACTTTTATCTTCATCAAGAAGGGCATCCACCAAGTCCCTTCTGTTTGCAAAACGGGCAGATGCAAGAATCTGTTCCTTGCTGAACATTGGTTCAGTCTGTTCAGACCTTGCAGCAGTTCCCGTTGCTGTCTTTTTTGCTGCCATAATCAACCACCTTCCTTCACATCCGTGCTTGCCGTCATAGTTTCCATTGGTGTCTGTTCTTCCGTCTTGACCGTGAAAAAGTCATAATTGACAAAAAAATTCAGAACACCGTCAACCACCTGATGATTCATTTTTGAACCCCTGATTGGCTTGGTATCACCGTCTGTTGTGATATACTCCAAACAGTCATACATTCTTTCAGCCACATCAGCACATTCCCGCTGCTTCTTTGCAGACTGTGGGAAATACTGGATGCAGAACTGATTGGTACGTTCATACCGTTTGCCAAGGAAAAGGTTGTTGTTTGGGTTCAAGCAAGCAATAAAAAAACAAGGCTCTTTCAAACCTTGCTTGATTTCTTCATTGTGGATTTCATAATCATCCCCAAATTCTTTGTTCAGGGAACAACTGATTGCTTCAACTATTGAATTTATCATTTACCAAGTCCCCCTAAATATTTCTTGATTTTGTTTTCAAGCACCTTTGGGGCAATTCTCTGTAATTCCTGTTCAGATATGGTCATCATAAACTGACCCTTGACCCATCCTGAATGATTGGCTGTCCTGTGTCCGTACTCAACATAAGATGCGTATTCAACCGGGTTCACAATTTCAATGACATAGGTGTCACCAAAATGATTCACCGTCAGGCTGTCTGCATACACTTGTGCTGATGCACGTTTTTCACCAGCCCATCCACGCTTTAATGCACCGCCCTTTGTTCCTGAACTTG